GTCCATCCAGACGGCTGTACGGAGGAATCACCTGCCTTTTGGTCTAGCTGTAGTGGATGAGGCCCACACGATGTACAAAGGTTTGGTTGATGGGTTCATGAAGCGCTACGACAATGTACCATTTATCGGACTTTCAGCAACGCCATTCTCTAAAGGGTTAGGGACTCACTGGGACGACCTGATAGTCACCACAACTACCAGACAGCTACTGGCTCAAGGCTGGCTCTGTCCTACTGATTATTACGTTGGTAAGTCCATAGACCGCAAGGGCATCAAGACTAAAGCCCTATCTACGGGTGGCTCAGACTATGACCCAGAAGCATTGGGTAAGGCTATGATGGACGATGACACGTTCAATGGAGATATTGTGGAGAATTACCGCAAGCATTCCAATGACTTACAGAGAAAAGCCATAGCCTTTAGTCCATCGGTAGCACACTCCAAGTCAATGGTAGAAAGGTTCAACGCTGCTGGCATCCCTGCCCTTCACATAGATGGTTACATGGGGGATGAGGAACGGAAGTATATCTACGACGACCATAGGTCGGGACGGTGTAAAGTCCTGTGCTGTAGCCGTCTCCTCGGGGTTGGATACGATGATCCTTCTGTGGAGATACTGATAGACTGCTTCCCTACTAAGTCTCCGATAGCCTTCGTACAGAGGGCAGGCAGAATCTGGAGAATTGCTGAGGGTAAGGAGAAGGCGACCTATCTTGACCATGCTTCAAACCTCAAGACTTTTGGCTTTCCAGAAGACATAGTTCCGTCTAAATTGGACGACGGCACTCAGAAGTTTAATGAGCGTCAGCAACTCAAAAAAGACGAACGTGAAAAGATAACCAGAGACTGTCCTGTGTGTTCAGCAGCGTTCCAAGGTCGTGCTTGTGCCTGTGGATATACCATCCCATCAAGAGACCCTGTGTTCAAAGATGACGGCACAATGCTTAAGAAGGCAGGTAAAGACTTCAAGGTAGAAGACAAGTCAGCATGGATGGGGCAGTTTGTACAATACGCTAAGGATCATAATTACGCAGAAGGCTGGGCTAGTCATAAGTATAAAGAGAAGTTTGGTGTATGGCCCAAGGGAGTCGATAGAACTCCCAAGCCAGTAACCAACGAAGTAAGAGGGTTCATTACCCACACCAACATCAAAAGGAGAATGGCAAATGATAGACCTAGAACGTATTCTTGGTAGTTTAGATAAGGTCAGAAGGTCAGGTAAGAACTATGTAGCCTGCTGTCCGGTACATGGGGACAACAACCCTTCAATGTCCATCAAAGAGGCTGAAGACAAGGTTTTGATGTACTGCCACGCCAGTGGCGCTAAAGGCCCAGAGATAGTCCAAGCCCTTGGCATGAAGCCAGACGTACTGTTTGATAAGCCCTTTAAGACGGAATACGACCGTCACTGGTTGTTAAACAAGAAAGCCGATTGGGATGACACCATGCTGATGATGGCGCATGAAACACTATCTCAAGGCAAAACAATAAGTTATAATGACTACAAGGAAATAAAGCAGTCATTAGCTCGTAGAGAACAACGCAGGAAGTTAAGACTGCCGATACTATTTAACATGGACATCGCATTATGAAAGACAACTCTTGGATCAGCGAAAGAATCCAGAAGGAAACAGAAGAGTTCTTAGCCAAGGGCGGGAAGATTAAAGTCTTTCCTCCTCAGTCCTTTAGTAAGGGTCATGAAAACAAAGCCCTGCGTGAAGAGACCTATGCTAAGTACACGGCTAAGAAGAACAAGTCGTGATACAATCAGGAAAACCCTACAGGAGCTAGACAAGTGAATCCAAACGGACGGCCTCCAAGAGTCTTCACTGAGGCTGAAATACAAGAGACAAAGGAACTTGCTGACGTATTATCTCAAAAGCAGTTAGCCGACTATTTGGGCTGTACTCCTGAGACTCTGAGGTCAGCTTTTAAGCGCCAACCAGAACTTTCTGAGGCATACCGTAAAGGCAAGGCTCTTGGGATAACCAAGATAGCTAAGTCGCTGGCTGCGAAGGCTTTGGATGGTGACATTGCTGCCGCTAAGTTCTACTTGTCCCACCAAGCTGGATGGTCAGAGGTCAAGCGTACTGAGGTTACTGGCAAGGATGGTGACCCCATTGAGATTGATATGCACTGGACTATTGAGGTGGTGGAATGAGTACAGGCCCGTGGGAAGGCGGCAAAGGTTCAAGGCCACGCAAGTACAAGGTTCAGACCTATTTAGACAACTACGACAGGATATTCGGAAATGCCAGCAAGCAAGAAGAAGGGCAAGAAGGGCATCAGCGAGAACATCAAGATAGAGATGGCAGCGGGAAAGCCTCAGAAGCAGGCGATAGCCATAGCTATGTCAAGGGCGAAGCGTAAGAAGGCGACTTACGAATAAATGCCTAAGATGCAAATCCCCAAGAAGCTCAAGCGTTTCATAGACACGCCTAAACGCTTCAAGATTGCCATAGGTGGGCGAGGCTCAGGTAAGTCTATGAGCTTTGCTGATATGTGCCTGATGGACGCACAGACCAAGGGGATTAAGACTGCCTGCTTCCGTGAGTTTCAAAACAGCATAGATGACTCAGTTCATGCCCTACTCAAGTCAGAGATAGAACGACTGAACCTCCAAGGCTATGAGATACAGAACAACCAAATCCTCCTGAATGACGAACCAGCGTTTAAGTTCCGTGGTCTAGCAAGAAACCCAGAGGGCGTGAAGTCAATGCACGGCTTCCAACGGTTCTGGGTGGAAGAAGCCCAGACCATCTCCTTTAACTCGCTCAAAGCCCTAACGCCTACTCTCCGTGAGGAAGGCTCAGAGATATGGTTCAGCGCCAATCCCCGCAGCTCTGTGGATGCGTTCAGCCAGCGGTTCATCAAGCCGTATGAGAAGCAGCTCCGCAGGGATGGATACTACGAGGATGACCTGCATCTAATCGTTATCATCAACATCACTGACAATCCCTTAGCCCCTGATGTCCTCAAGCAAGAGATGGAGAATGACCGAGCGTTGATGTCTCCTGCTTTGTTTCAACACATCTGGGAAGGCGAGTACTACGACTCTGTTGAAGATAATATCATTCCTACTGAGTGGTATGACGCAGCCATAGATGCACACATCAAGCTGGGCTTTGAGCCGTCTGGTGCGTTGATAGCCTCACACGACCCATCTGATGAGGGTGGAGACAGTAAGGGCTTTGCTTTACGCAAGGGTTCGGTAGTCTTAGAGGTGTGTGAAAAGGTAACAGGTGACTCAGGCGAAGGCATGGATTGGGCTTTGCAGAAGGCTAGGCAAGCGCAGGCTGATTGGTTTGTGTGGGACTGTGACGGATTAGGCATCTCTCTCAAGCGTCAGGTAGACCAAGAGCTAGAGTCCACAAGAATGCAGAAGCACCAATTCCGTGGCTCAGAGACGCCTGATGATGCGAATGTTCCTTACAGTGGTTCAGACTCCAAGACCAACAAGGACACGTTCTTCAATAAGAGGGCGCAGTACTGGTGGAAGCTAAGGGACAGGTTCGAGGCTACCTACCGAGCTGTAGTGAAGGGGGAGTACGTCAACCCTGATGATATAATCTCTCTATCCTCTGAAATTGACGTATTAGATCAATTGCGAAGTGAAGTGTGCAGAATACCGCAAAAACGCTCAAACAATGGTAAAATCCAGATTATGTCGAAGATAGACATGGCTAAGAAGCCGTATGAGCTACCGTCGCCTAACATGGGTGACGCGCTTATGATGTCAATGTTTTCACCAAAGGCAGTCCAGAAGCAGGCTGTCAAAATCAATTTTAAGGGCTGGGGCTAATGGCTACCTACGAAAACGGATACGAAGAGAAAGAAGAATCGGCACAGATGACCGAGGATGATTTGTCTTACAAGGATAAATACGAAGACCACCAGAGTGTGTTGAATCTTCTCTCATCGTGTCAGGAGGCAGACCACGACAACCGTGAGATGTCCAGAGAGTCGCACCTGTTCCTTGATAAGCGCGATGGTCAGTGGGAACCCTACTGGTGGGAAGCCAACCAGAACAAGCCACGCTACACCTTTGACAACGTGAATCCTATCGTGGATCAGGTAGCCTCAGAGATTG